CATCTACATAACCCTTGGTAGCCGCATCAGAATCGTTTGTAGGGCTTGCCAAACCAGTAATGGTTGCCGATGTACCGCTATCCATGTCCAATGCGCCAGAGATGGTCACATTGTTGAACGTAGAAGTCCCAGAAGCGGCAGTTACATTGCCTGTCAGATTGCCAGTTACGTTACCTGTGACATTACCTGTCACGTTACCCGTTACATTGCCTGTGACATTACCAGTTACTGCACCTGTCAATGGGCCACTAAAGCCCGTATTAGCAGTAATGTTTGTACCAGTAATAGCAAGTGGAGATGATCCTCCGATAACCGCACCATTGATTGTTCCCGCACTAATGGCGGCAGAAGCAATCGTAGCGGCTGTGCTAACAGTAAGGTTGGTAAAAGTTCCCGCAGCAGCAGTAGTTCCACCAATCACCGCACCATTTATCGTACCACCAGTAATGGTGGCAGAAGAGTTATCTGTCTTAGTCGCAATGGCAGTTGCAATGTTATTGAACTCTGTATCAATCTCAGTACCCTTGACAATCTTTAGAGGATTACCAGGCGAGAGATTATCTTTGGTTGCGAAGTTAGTGGATTTTGAATAATTGCTCATATTTATCCTATCTTGCCTTCTTTGGCTTGAAGTTCAATTTTCTGAATTGACAACTGAGTGCCGTTAATGGTGGCTTCGTAACCAGTTTGCACAATTTTACCTGCACTTGAAGCATTACTTGTCAATGCTTTAATGGGTATGCCACTTGTGAAGTCTGCAACTGCATACTCACCAATCCCATACTCATAATAACCTTGCGGAGGAATAAAGACGTTTTCCGACTGATAAGCACCTGAGTAGTCAAAAGCCCACTTGATTGTGAGGAACTGGTTAGAGCCACCAATCACTACGGCAGTAATAGACTTAAGAATGGAAATCTGATTAGGATTGCCTAAGTCAGCATTGTTTGTGTAGTACAAGAATCGATAAGCAGAAGTATCGTCAATATAACCACCATACTTACCAATGTAGCCATTCTTTCCAATGTACAGATCACCATTACGCAACGATCTGAGTGCCGTTGGGGAAATATTATCCCATTTGGTTACACGGGAAGAGCCATCTTGCAGACTTTGCTTTGTATCAAAGCAGTAGACTTGCAAAGTAGCAGGTAGAACCAGAAGATAAAAGGCTTCTTTTTCTGAGTAAACAGACTTCAAATTAGCAAGAGTTTCACCTGCCAAAGATGAATTTAGGTCAAAACGAACATTCTTAGATAAGTCTCGCAAAGGAGCAGACTTTTCTTGGATAGTCCTCATCAATGAACGAACACCTGAGTCTGACAAGAAAACAACATCAGAACCAATACTTTGTATGGTATCCCTAGCAATACATCCAATAGAGCCTACTGTGTCGCTCAGAACAAGAGATGCGGGTGTAGAAGCACCTGAGTAAACAAGAATCTGCTTCTTACCAAAGATGAACAAGAAATCATTGTGAGCCGCCAAACCCATCACTTCATCAGCACCATTAGGCCATACACGGGATACATCTAATGTTCCTGAAGTACCACCCCCCCATACATGACCTGCAATCAGATCAGAGAAGCTAACAGTTACCTTATCGGAAGCAGTATTAGCCACCCACAAACGACCAAAAGCAGATATACAAATGTTTGCTTGCGGAACTGTAGCTACATAACCAGACTTCTCAGACACTCTGCGATAAGTAGTTGTACTTACTGCGGGGTCATAAATGAGTGGATCGTGACCAGTTTGAAAAAAGTAAGCAATGCCATTCAAAGAGGCACATTGCCAGTTAGATGCAGTAATGGTAGGCGCAGAACCGCCACCACCATAGGTCAACTCAGTCACAGCATTAGATGCACCAAGTTTGAATATCTTGTTGTTTCCAGCAAACAGAACTGTAAGAGTCCCGTCAGTCTGAACTAACTCATGGATAACACCAACATCATTAGCACCAAGGTTTCCAGAGGAAGAATTAACCCTTGTCCAACCTTTTCTAGCACCAATACGACCATACTGATCCAAGATGCAGTTAGTTGCAACCAAAGCAAATCCCGCCCCTAGATCAAGAGGTGAATCTTCAGTATTCAGGCCATAAAAGCCTGGTGCTGAGAGACTGTAACTTTGAAGTTGAGATGCCATTAGACTGCCTCAAAGTTATCTTCAGGATAACGTGTGCTTTCCATTGCAATAGCATCAGAGAGCATTCCTCTAAACAAGGCATAAGCCTCGGCAGAGTTTGTTCCACCATCTTCACCACGCTCAATCAAAGCACGAGCATAAGCACTCTGAGCAACCAAATAGTCTAATACTTTGACAGATGTTGAATCTGATGACAATGTTGCCTGTGGAACTATGACATCAAATTTTAAAGTAAATACGCCAGAAGGAATGGGGAATAAATCAATCTTTGTGTCTCCACTACCATCAACACCATTAAAACAAAATTCACTAGGAATAGACTGCGAAGGAGTACCAAAGTTTAACTTGCGGTTCATGTCCGCAACAGTAATGTTATTCAAAGTAATAACACTTGTCGTATTGATAGCATCAGTAACACGAAATTTCTGACCAACACCAGTCAAAGCATAAGAACTTGTACCAGAAGTAGTCGTAACTGTGATTGTCTGAGCAAGGCAATTCCAAGTATAAGAATCTTCAATCTGACGCTTGGCATCATTGACAAACTTGCCAATCAGAGAAGAATAGGTTGTTTCGCCAACAGTAGATACTGTGCTTTCACGCAAGCGAACCAATACATCGTTAACAAGTTCTAAGTAGGTCATGTTCGTTGCGCTCCTTGAACCTCAAATGTAGCCAGAAAACTAAAGGTACTTGCCGCTTCAGTTGTAATTTGAATCCTATCGCCTTCTTCTAAAACAATATAAGCCGCACCATCAAACTGAAGGTACTGTTTAGAGGTAAAGTTATATGTAGTAAGAATATCGTAAGTAGTCGCTAGACTTGCGTCATACCATTGAACTGTGATGTGCTTTGTCGATCCACCAGTATTGTGGATATACATGACAGTAAACTTGGCGTAATATCCCGTTGGAACTGTATAAACAGTCGTCAATGTTGCCGCAGTAGGACTAACTCCAACAGATACAGGTCTCACTTCTTATTCCTCTTAGAGATCGCTTTAGCCTTCGCTTTAGCGTCTTCTTTGGACGTTGCGCCCCAAGCTCTAAGAGATAGAAGGAGTCGGGTAGGCTTTCCATCTTTCATCTCAGCGCCAGGCATATTGCCCATTCGTGCTAAAAAGGATGCCCTACGAGGGTTATCTCCCGACTTTACTGGTGGTTTTAAATTGCCACCCGTTTCTGCATTATACGATGCTCTTCCTTTGGCATTCAAGCCCCCTTTGGGGTTTTTTCCTTCTTTTGTTTGCCAAGCAGGAGTTTTCATTTCTTCTTTGCGGTCTTAGCCGCAGCCTTAAATGCCGCCTCAGTAGGAGCACCTTTAGAGCCAACCTTACGCATCTTTTCCTTAGAACCCGCTTTGATGCGTTCTTGTTTGGCATGAATGTTAGCGTAAAGACCTTGTTTCATTTCTTCTTCTTCATGGGTTTGCTCATGCCCGCCTCAGATAAAGCAATGGCAATGGCTTGTTTACGAGAAGTAACGGCAGGGCCTTTTTTAGAGCCAGAGTGCAGTTTACCCGCACCATACTCTTTCATTACTTTGCTGATTTTGGCTTCTGCTTTTTTCATTTGCCACGACCTGCTTTTTTCATCATGTTAGTAGCGGTGCGACCACCACGGGTAGGCATAGGACGAACTTTTGGTTTGCCAACAGCAATCATAATGGTCAAAGGCATACCCTTTGGTTTCTTAGTCTCTTTAGGCTTTGTCATTTTCATGGTTTTTCCTTCGTAATAGGCCCGCCACCTTTCCACGCATCACAAGTACGGGCGGAAGCACAAGTGAATTGAAATAAGTCGCAATAGCCGAGATCAGCGGCTTTAATGAAATTTTGGTCATAAGATAACTCTCCTTCACCTTCATCTTTTTCCAAACCACTTGAGATACATTCCATCATCTTAGGTGTCTGGATAAAGGCGGCACAATTGCCACAGCGCATACCTTTTATGGTATCTGTAGGAGAGTTATACATCTTGGCTTTCTTTAGCCAAAACGAATCATTAGGCTCTTCAGGATTAGGTGGCCCATAGCCAAACTTCTTAAAGGCATTGTTTCGGTTCTTCAGATTAACCGAAATATCTTGTGTCGCTATAGGACAGACAACGCCAGTTAGGAGGCTCATTTGATGATCCTAGTCGCAATAAACGAAATGATACCGCCTACTACAGAAGCGATAGCCATACCGACAAAGAAGCCACCTTTTGACTTATTTGCCATCTCTAAAAGCGTTTTAATATCTTGGCGAAGTGCATGGACTTCTGTTTGTAAAGCCTCAACTTGGGCTTCTAGCTTACCAAATTCTCGTGGATCAATCTCAGACATTTGATTTCCTTGGACGACCCATCTTCTTAACAGGTACTGGAGGTTTCAAAACTATTTGTTTTTCAGAAGTTTCTTCTTGAACTTCATCAACTCTGACATAACCTTGATGACCTTTCATCGAATCAATATCGTGCTGATAGGTAAAAGTGACTGTTTGTCCACTTGCTAAACATCTAAAGGTTGCCATAAGAACTCCATTAAAAAGGGGGTTTTTAGCCCCCTTTTATGACTTTACTGCACAGGACGAGCAACCATAAGTTGCAATGTAGTTGATGCCAAGTCAACAGAACTTGCTGTAGGGTTATAAGTCACGATAGTAACTGTATTAGCGGCTGAAACATAGGCTCTACGAACCAAACCTGCCTCAGAAACACCAATAGACATACCGATAACCATATCACCCAAAGCAACGCCTGGTACTGTAACTGTGTCTGTAGCGGTTGCAGTAGTGGCTACTGATGCGCTATCAAGAGTACAGGAAACATCCCAAGTGTCTGTAAAAAGACCACGGAACTGGTCATTACCCCTGCGGGAAACGACTGCTGTTGCTGCTGCCATAATAAATTCCTCCTAAATTAAGAAAAAATCCCCCCACCCAAAGATGAGGGGAAAGTGGCAACTATTAGGCTGGAACTGCTAACGCAAATGCGCTAGAAGACAAAGCTGCACCAGTTGTAGCGGCTGTACGCATGGCTTTCACACCATACAGAGTGTCAGATGTAAACAGAGTAGCAAGGTACTCTTGTTTGTACTGAGTCTGTGAACGAACACCAACTTGCTCAACCAGAACCATAGAGTCCTTGTGACCCATCAAGCAGATACGATCAGCACCAGAGTTACCTGCGCCAGTATCAGCATTGCTAGATGTAAACACGGGGATACCATACAGTTGACCGATTTCACCATTACGGATTGCATCGCCATTACCCACAAAAGCCTGTTCTGTGTAACGGGCAAGACCCATCAACGTATTGCGGCTTGAAGGAGGAATGATGAAGAAACGACCATCCATAGGAGTGTCATTGTCATCCAAACGCTGAATAGTTCTGCGAATAGCGGCATCAGTCAATGCGGCTGCATTGGAAGATGTGCTGTTGTAAGCAGTAGTACCATCAGAACCAATATAGGCTTTGGTGGATGTATTGCTTGTTGCGTAGTCGTTAGTACCGACAGTAGCACCATTGAAAGCACGACCCAATTGGATCAAGTCGGTATCAACTTGCTTGGCAAGCGCATAACCAGCATCGGCAGTATAGAACTGACGCAAGCTGTTCAATGCTTGGGCTTCAACGATGTCCTCAATGAAACGTGAATATTCATAGTGCTTGTTAATCAAGACTTGAACTTCTGTCTCAGTATCGGCAATCAATGTAACGGCTGTAGAAGCCGCTTTTGCTGAAGCTGAACCACGGGTAGGAGCGGGAATGTGAACAGTGTCACCTTTCTTGCCCTTGAAGTTCATCTTCATTACGATGTTAGCCAATACAAGGTTTTTCTTGTAAGCGGCTACGATTTCATCAGACCAGATTTCTGGGATGAAGGTTGCTGCGGTGGTTACTGTTACCGCTGGTGTTGGATATGCCATGATTAAATCTCCAAAAGTTTAACGAACTCGACCTTCTGCGTATGCTGCCATGATTTCATCACTAAGTGCATCATAACGATTAGGGTCTTGCATTTTTAGCCGAATAAGGTCTGCCCTTCTGTATACCTTCTTTGATGATTCACCAGAACCACCTACATCAACACCTACTGCTTTCAAGTTCTGCTTGCGAGTTACCTCACTTGCATCACTAGATTGCTTCTGTTTAACAGAACGCAGTTGTTTATAGGTCGATAGCAATTCATTGGCAGAGTCAAAATCATATCCCGCATCGGCTTGCTCAAAGATTTTAATGCGAACAGGGCTAGACTTCACCCAATTTGCAAAATCCTGATCTCTGGCGATTTCACCAAAGTCGGGATGCTCTTGCGCTAACCTCTGCTGAATTTGTGCCTTTTTCATCTCAAGAGTCGCCATGCGAGCCGCTTGGATGTCGGGGTGATTATCAACAGTCCTCTGAATTGCCTTCTGTGGATTCTCAAAGAAATCTACTTCAGGCTCTTCTTGCCTAGTTTGTTGTCGTGAACCAAGGTTCTGTTTGATGAGTTCATCAGCTAACTTTCTGACCTCGCCTACTTCTTGTGCTTGCTTACCAATGAGCTTTTCAGCCTCTTGGTGCATCCTCACAATGTCGTCTAAACTTTTATCCCTGTATTTCTCAGGAAGTTCAGGCTTTTGCTCGATCTTCTGCTCTTCTGCCTCTAACTCACCCAACTCTTCTTTGTCGTCATCAACTAACATACTTTTTCCTTTTCCTGCCGTTGTTCGGTTGTAGGAGATTCAACTCGGCATAATTGCTTATGAGTTGAGTTTGCGCTCAGATTTCAACTTGTCTTGATGGCTTTTATCAAACTTGGCGTGAGCCGTTGGGAATGAACCAGACCATCCTTCAAGCCTAAAATAAGGCGCAGAGAGAATGCGATGAGATTCCTCAAAGCATTCACACATAAAACTTGCTGTCTCATAATCAACAAGTCTCTCTGTTTTGTGCCCGTTTTTACAGGCAAATTCATACATTCTTTTCATTTAAGTCCTCAAATGCTCTTTCGCTGACCTGTTTTAAGTTTTTCAGCCAAATAAGGATTGATAACTCACCTTTTCTGAATTGTAGACTTTTTTCGTCTGCAATCGTTGAAATATTATTCAAAGGTTCAATCATTTTGTCAACATCTTCCATCAAATCTATCCAACCTTGTGTGGACATCGTTGAAAAGCGTTCCTCATAGTATTTTTGAAGCTCTGGGTTCATTGTCTAGTCATCTGTTTTTCAACAATCTTAGCCTTGTTCTGAATATCTGCCTCTTTTAACATCAATTCAGCAACCTTGACTCTCTTATCGAACTCTTTTGAAGCCAAAGCATCATCAGTTGGGAGGTTCTTGGTATTAGCCGCCATACTCTTTGCTTGCAACTCAATAGGCATCAATTGCGCTTCAGTCAATAACTTTTGCGCTTCAGCCTTATTCTGTTCTGCTTGAGTCGTTTGGACAGCAATTTGAGCTTGAGCCAGTTGCAAAGCCAATTTTTGTTGCATCTGAGCCGCTTGTTGGGCTTGTGGATCAGCCGTAGACATCTTATCAAGCATAGCAATCAACTCATATCTGTTTGACAGAGAAGAATTAGCCATGATGCCCTTCAAAATGATAGGCAAAACAGGCGTATTCGGGCCAAGAGTCTGGAGTAAACCAATCATTTGTTGTTGTTCATGCTCACGAGCGATGATTCCAAGCGCAGCAGTCGGAATAAACCTCATGTCCACAGTAGGATAACGCTCAGGATCAAACTGCATATAGCGATAAGCGGCTTTGGTGATGAAGGGGATCATAAAATCCTCTTGGAAGTTCACCAAGGTACGCTTGTATTTCTTGATAATCGAAGCTACTGCCATCGAAATACCGCCCTGACCCGCATCTCTAGCAACGGCAGATACCATTCCTTGAGAGTCAAGAGTGCCTGTTGCCATCAAAAGCATACGCTCAAACTCTTTAGCGGTTGTCAGGTTAGAACCATCCGTATTGCCAAACTTAAATGGGAACAGAATCTCATTGGGATTTCCGTTTGTCAGAATAGCCTTGCCTGGTTTCACCTCAAACTTAGCACCCCTTGGTAGGCGGGTGGCATCCATAGCCATCATTGGGCTAGTTGTTAGAGCAAGAGAATCTAAGTGTGAACGAACTTGGGCATCAATAGCCTTCTGTGAGTTGTAAGCCTTCTCTACAGTACCACGACCCAATAAGCGATTAGGAACTGTGTCGTCCTGATAGGCTAGGATTGGGCGGTCTTTCATCATGTATGGGTTCTTTTCTGCTTTGAGAAGAACACCATCATTGGCAATCACGATAATTGCTTCAACCAGATCGGAATACTCATCTTGAATAGAGTCTTCAGGGAATAAATCCTCTACTTCTGCTCCATCTTCGATCTCATCAAGATACTCACGGGGAACGAGTCCGTAGTAAGTTAGGAGCTTAACCTTGTCATCTTCGTACTGAGTAATCTCTTGGGTAGGCTCTAAGTCTGTGTCCATAGAGTCCGTACCGACCTTTACCTTGCGATAAATGCCATCTTCTTGACCTTTAACGATCTTGTGGATGGAGACATATTTCTCAATAGCCACACCCATACAATCATCAATAGACGTTCCATTAGGGTCAAACAGGAAGTTACGGGGATTTACAGGAACAATCTTGACGGCAATTCGGTTTTTTTCTACCACACCGATGGCTGCTTGACCGATTTGACCAGGGATTGCTTGAGTGCTCGGAACAAAGATTTTCTCTGTTTTGACAACAATTTCACCGATTCCAGTGCCATAAAGTTCAGCCAACAACTCAATTTGGTCAATAGATTTGCGAATCTTATCAACCTTGAAGTCTTCCATCAGTTGTGCTTTGATAGCTTCAACGTCTAGGGGGCTACCATTGACATCACGAATATCGTCTTGAATGTCAAAGAACTCACCCTGACCAAAGATGGCTTCCATGATCTCGGCATGGCGTGTCTCTACGGCTTGTTGGGTAGCGGGAGTGACGATTCTTGAGCGTTCAGATTCACGGGTCTTGTCTTGGGAATCCCATTCACCATTGAAGATACGCTCGTATTCAAGCCAATCATCAAGGTAGTTTGTGTCCCGATAGTCTCTCCAGCGATCACAATGGTCTACAACGAAGGAAACCAGTTCCTTATCTGAGTCGCTAGGTTCTTGGAATTCCATTCTTATACCCCTGAAATAATATCTATCGGTTCCCACTCCTCGGAGTCATCTTCTTCCATATACGAAGTGACAGCAAGTTGGTCAATGTAACTAAGGGAGTCAGGCAAGTCATCGTGAACCCCTTGTGCGGGGAACAGGATTAACTGGTCTACGAACTCATCCCAATCTTCTTCCGAATTTAACACAATTCTGCCATGCTCGAACCTACCTTGTAAAGCCCAGATGATTCGATCCGCTTTTTTTCTATTTCCGTGGGTCAAATCTACGATATGGGCATAGGTGTTGTTCTTTCGCATAAGGTCGCTCAGATAGGGCAAAACAGCGTTCTTGAGTGCCCCCCTCTCTATCCCTACACTAAGGGGTCGGTAGTCCCTAATGGCTATCAGAATCTTGGAGGCGGTCTCACGGATATCCCATCTCCCATGTTCAATCTTTTCAACAAACCACTTCCCATCGTCTGTAACCTTCACGATTGAGATAGCAGACTCGTCCAGACGCTTCTTAGCATTAGCGGCTTGTTTAGCAACTTCCTCAAACCCCGCAAGGTCAACAGCAATGTAATAGCTTCCATGTTCAGGCTTTACCCCGTATTTGATCCACTCTTCCTTGAAGATGTCCGAACCCGCGTTGGTAAACGAAGCCATGTACTCCTGTTTAAAAGCAAAGGTAGATAGGGTCTTTTTAGCACTTTCTATTTCTTTTTGGTCAATCAATGGGTTATCAGCAGTCGTGAAGTGCCAACTCTTCCAATCAGGGTCATCCTCTGACTCGCCCAACTTAAAGGTGTCGTAAAACCAGTTTCTCCCCTTTGGAGTGCCGATAAAGAGTGCTCTACCCCGTTTATCAGACAAACTGGCACGAATGACCTGTTCCCATGCTTCAGGCTTGATGTCGGCAACCTCATCCAGTACGGCATAGGTCAGAGAGACTCCACGCAAGGTATCGGGTCTATCCGCACCACGAACGTATATCCTAGCCCCGTTTATCAGGGTAATGTCTAGGTTGTTTACATGGGAGGACTGAATAACCTCTCTGCCAAGGTCTAGCAGTAAGTCCCAGATAATCTGTCTTGACTGTCCCATAGTGGGACTAACGTAAAGAACCGCAGAGCCTTGTGGACACTTGAGTCCTTCTATCAGTAGGGTAACTGCCGCCATTCGAGACTTACCGCATCTACGCCCAGCAGCCACAACCTTGAACCTTGTTTGGTCTTTGAAGACTTCTTGTTGCCAAGGAAGGAGACTAAAGTTCAGATCAGCCATATTTAGCCTCTACATCTTCTGGTTGCTCAACAATAGTCGGCTCTTGTCCTAAACCAGTGATATTGATGGTAACTGCACTTCTCTGAGACTTGTCCTTCTCAAATAAAGAAACAGGAAGAGTCCTATCAAGACACATCTTCAAAGCTACTAATTGATGGGGATGGTCATCATTAAGGGCTATCTCTATCACCTTTTGAGCCACATCCTTACCTCCACTCCTAATCATCAACTCCTTTAGCTCCTTGAGCCTCTGGTGGTCTGTCTTAGGCAATACGGCAGGTGGGTTGTCAGCAAACCTCTGTATGGTCATCTTTACTGACCCTTTAGGTCTACCACGACCTCTTTTTAAATTTTCCACTTTTTTCCCTTTCTAGGAAGTGATTACCATTTTGACTTTTTCTGAGGGTGGGATGCTCCACAAATATCTACAAGCCCTACCCACCCCCTCCCCCCCATACAAACCCTTACACGTTTACCCTACTATCCATACACTGTCTAAGCATACATATTAGGGTTTACCCTACTGTACGGATTACCAGGTAAGCAGCTTAGAAGGTTATGCGTTTTTTGCATAATGTTTGTGAGAGTCTTCGATGCACCCTTTCCCATGTACTTGGATTTGTTCCATCTATTCATTCCCTCTATCTATCCTTTACCTATCCCTTACTTAATCCTCTGTTTAGGGTTGTTGTTTATTCCCGACACTGTTAGTAACTAACCCTATGCTCTCAAATGGTGCGTCTATCCTGTAACCCAATGTATGCAAATGTTGGTAGATGGCTAACAGATTTTCGAAACCTTGGGAAATATTACCTTGTCCTACTGTTAACAGGATTTGACGTTTGGGGTTGTCTAGTTTTCTGCGAAATTGGATTGTGTCAATCTTTGGCGGTCTAGACATCTTTTCCCTCATCTGATAAATATTTAATTAAATTGTACTTTATTAGGGTTTGTCCTAATAGTTTTTTGTTTTTTTGGATTTATTCTATTGATGTGTTCAATCCGAACACTAACTAAACAGGTGTAAATATGCGTTGTTCTTATAAATACGAATTCCCCAACTTTGACTATGACATCCCTCAATTGCCAGAGGGTTTTGTAGATGTCTCTTGGCACAATGATGTCTGCCCATCTTTTTCCTGCGATCTGAACGAAAAACAGGAAATGGTTGTTTGGGTCAACTATGCAGACGAAAACAGACGGGAATGTGGCGGTCTACAGTTTGCCCTTGTTGTCAAAGATATAGACAATGATTGCGACCCTTTTGATTTTGCTTGTGAACTAGAGACAAATTCATGGGACGAAATCTTAAACAAAATCAGCTCGCTTACTCAAGGGGCAAAAGCATGAACGACAACCACAAAGACATCCTCACCGCCATTTTGGTTGGTCTAACCCTCTGTGTGGGGTTGCTTGCTTATTTTGACGTTTTGGTCAAATAGTTTTCGGCAGCATAGGGTAATCCCTAGTTAACCAGGTGTTCGCAAATCACTAAAATTGCATCCTCAATCAACTTTTTAATAGGTGTCAACAATGAATTTCACTCTTATAAACAATGTAAACGATGAACCTGTCTATGCCATAGAGTTAGAGGGTTCAACTATTTTTAACCCAAATTTTAGTGAATGTGGACGTTTTGTTGTTGATCCATTTGAACACTATGGATTAGATCAAAAAACTGTAGATGCATTGGCTATGCTTAATGCTCATTTCGGTTATTCCACAGAATGCTAAAAATGACAAACAAAACTTTTACCAATCAAGAAATCAAAGATTTGGCAGAGGATGCCCTTCATAAAGCTTGTGCCCATATGCAGGATTCCCTTGGGATTAAAACAGGGGATTGGGCATCAATGTTCTTTTCGGGAGAATGTGCGGACGTAATCCATGCCATCTTTTCTGATTACATCAAAAGCGAATTGAGGGGTGAGGAATGAAGCTTGAAACAATCTCTTTATGCGGTGGGTTCAATGGTCTATATATGCCACACCCATTAGGACGGGAAAAGTTTGGCTATTTCTTGATTACCGATTCAATGGGTGAACAACCTCCAATAGTTGGTGAAAAATGCGCCATAGGTTGGTATACGGACGATGCCCAATTTTTGGGTTATCTAGACGTTGACCAATGGATTCAACTGTAATTTTTTAACTTTAAATAGGTGTTAACATGAGAAATCCATACAAAACTATCCTTCAAAATGAAGGCTTGCCATACAAAACCCTATTGGGGACGGCATCAACAAAAACAGTGAAAGGGGAAAAACTAGGGTTTTTAACCGCTATCCTCTATCTAACACCAAATGACGATCTATGCCCTTTGGCTAGATTAGCGGGTTGTATGGAGGGTTGCTTGTACTCTTCGGGTAGAGGGGCTTTTAATTCGGTTCAAAAGGCTAGACAAGCCAAAACCGATTTTTGGTATGCCAACCAAAGGGCATTTTTACTGTCTATTTGTGCCGATATTTGGCGGTTGCATCGTTCCGCTGCCCAAATCAATCAAAAGCTTTTGGTGCGTCCAAATGGCACAAGTGATATTCCTTGGGAGAATTATCCAATTATTGATGGCAAAACAATTTTTCAGTTGTTTCCCGATGTCCAATTCTACGATTATACAAAACACCCATCTAGAAATTTAGAAGGCAAAACACCTGGTAACTATGATTTGACCTTTTCGTTCTCTAGCATCACACCCAAACCGATATCAATTAAAGGTTTGACCAACAAAAATAACTCTAGGGTTGCCGTAGTTTTCCAAAGAAAAGAGGATATTCCACAATCTTTTCGTTCATGGGAGGTTATCGATGGGGATGACACCGATGTTAGACACATTGAACCAAAAAATGTAGTTGTTGCCCTTTATGCCAAAGGTAAGGCTAAAAAGGATCAATCGGGTTTTGTTCAGATTAAAGGGGTTCACTATGCCTAAGATTATTTATTTAAGAGATACCCTCGCAGATTTATATCTAGATTGGGTTAATAACTTTCTAACCATAGAGAAATTCTCAGAATATTATGGATTAGATGAAGATGATGCAAAACAATTATTAGTTTTGGCTAAAAAATGCCATGAACAAAGGGTTGATTTTATTAAAGATACTCAAGGGGATTAATTATGACATTCTATGAAGCAAAATTTGATTCTGCTACTTTTTGTTTTTCTGCTTTTGGCAAAACAAAAATAGATGCTTTTATTGCATTGAGAGCGGGTTTAGACCAACATACAAAGGATTATCAGTTGGCTGCCGATTGGTGGCATGAGTTTGAAGATGATATTTATGCCATTGAAATTGGCTTAAATGGATGTTATCGGGACAATGAACCTTTATTGGAGAGAAAATGACACAAATTGATGCGCTTACACAATGTTTAATCTTAGCCTTAACCGCTCCAAACGATAAAAAAGCAGATCAGGCAAGCCAACTAGCGGAAAAAATAGCCTACGGATTGACAGTTGATCAGGTTGAAGCTTGCAAATTTGAAGCTTTAGAATTTGTGGGGTTTGAATGATTTATGCAATGATTGCCTTAATCTTACGAATACTCACAAAACGCTAACCTCAAGCCCTCTACGGAGGGTTTTTTGTTGTCTAAAATTTAAGCCATTAGTGGCTTTTTTTGATTAGATGCATAGTTGTTATGCACCGACACTAAAAAACCGCTCAAAACTCGTTTAAATCGGTTCTAGAGGGCTTTTTATTGTCCATCAACAATCGAATTGTCTCGTTGAGTGCTGCAAGCTCGTCCATTTTGTAGACATTCCATAGTCTGCGTTGACCATGAATCCCGTTCACCGATCCTCTGTGGCAATCTGCACAAAGTGGCATTGATGTAAACCATTGACCTTGATTTATTTCATGGCATTCGCTTGGAGGGCTTGCCTGGCAGATAATGCATGGCATGAGTTTGATTTTGGCAATATGCAATCTTTCACCCGCGCTAGGTTTAGATTTATTCTTTGATTGCATTATTGGGTTGCCTTAACTTCTGCTCTCATTGAGTATTGTTGGGTTCTCCAAACCTCGATTTTTGCTTGTGCTGCGGTCATCATCCAACGATAGGTTTCCTCTTTTTCCACTGCTTCCCTGATTCCCTCAAGTATTTGGATATATTCGGGGTGAGCATAGGCATAGGTTTCTTGTTTGCCAATTACTTCTGTTCCTGCTTGGCTTTGGAGTTGGGCCTTGCGTGATTTGCGAAACTCTTCGAGAAACATCCTATCAGCCTTGCTCTTGGCATATAAAGGTGCAGTATCTATTAAATATTGAATTGCCTTTTGTGGATAATCCATATTAACTTTCCATTTTCTTCATATTACGCACAAAACACGCAAAACTCGAAGCAGTGTCACCAAAGGGCATTTTGTCGAATTCCTTTGCGACCTCTTCTAGAACCTGATTCCTTTGAGATGGAGACACAAAAACCTCAAAGTGATATGGCTGCCCTCGCATTTGATTCTCATGCTCTATGCGGTCGAATTCATCATCTTCATAGGTTTTCATGTTTTTCTCAGTCATACCAAAACTTCAATAAACTAAGCACTCCTGCCCAAAAAGCAGTAAGTGCAATTAGGATTAGTCGCCACGCCTCGCTCATACATCCTCGGTCTTATAGTTAAGTTTGTGATGCTGAAAACGCATTGCCGCCTCGCACTCCATCTCTTTGAATTGTTCATCAGAGAATAGCCCTATGACGTTTCTGCCCTCAAACCACACCTCTTTGATGGATTCGTTATAGGTTGTCTCTCCATCGTTTTCATACTCATAAACGATAGTAACCACTTCGCTACCCGCACCTGCGGTGGTGTCAAATTCCCAAGTTGATTCCATGATTCACTCCTGTTAAAAATTAAATCTTACCTATTTGCTTGAGTAATACCATAGGGATTTACCCTAATCTATGCACTCTTTAACGCAAATATCAACGCCTGGCAGACTTGAATAAACCTTCGTAACGTGGATGTTTATGATCTGAGAATCGTCATGGTAGACAACCCCGTTCATGCCATCTTCTACGCTCTTGAGGATATTACTTGCGTCAGGTTTCTTAGTTGGCTTCTCTGATCCATTGGCAATGGCTTCTAATCTCTTTTTGGTGCATGACTTGGGGATTGGCACTCGAATATAGAGATAAAGGCTCACAGGGGTTTCTAGCGGTTCTGAGCTTCCCATTGCCTCGATTGCAGAATCCTTGATTAAGGTTTCATAGGTTCTTGTCTTCTCAGGGGTGTAAGTTTGAACAAAGTTTCCCCTTTTAACGTATCTAGCCCTTTGCTTGCCAATAGGGTTAGCGTCTACTTTGAATGTCACCATGAAGCTCATTTGATTAAATCCTCAACTTTTTGTATCTTTTTCCCAATCCAGTTCATAACTGGGACTGCCATGCTATTTCCTAATGCTTTGTATCTTGGGCCATCAGCGGTAGGTTTGCCCTTGGGTTTAATGTCGGTGTAATGGTCTGGAAATCCTTGTAATCTCTCGCACTCTACACAAGTCAATCTCCTAACCGCTACTGGTTGGGCAACAAAGGTCTGTGCATGATGGGATTGAGTGCTAGGTTGTAGTGCTTTAAGGGCATTAGCGACCTCTAGTTCTGTGGCACTAAACGTATTGGCTTTGGCATCTTCTCGGATTGAGTAAGCACTTGTCATCGGAATGTAGGTTTCATGCTCAGTTACGGCATTGCCAACTCTAGAGATCCCTGCCGTAGAAGACAGTAAAGTAGACATTACATCTGGTACACCAGTTGGCACTAATCTGCCCGTATAGGCATCTTGACCACTGTAACTGCCAGGGTGTGTGTCGGCACATAAAGTACCTACAGTGAGCTGGATGCCACTTTCGTCAACGCTTGAAGAAGAGCAGGAGGAAGCTCCTTTCCTCTTTTGTCGGCTCGGTGGAGGATTCCCTTGCAAGCTCGCTCGCTCAAAAAGAACCGCTGCGGCAGGTCGCCAGTCTCCAAGATATCCGACAACGAACACACGTTTGCGTCTTTGGGCCACTCCGAAGTATTGAGCGTCAAGCACCCTGTAGCCGAACCCATACCCGCAGATTGCCAACCCTCCGAGGAAGCTACCAAAGTCCCGTCCATCAGCGGAGGACAAAACGCCGGGGACATTCTCCCAGACCAGCCAACGGGGGCGATGTTGTTTAGCGATGGCAAGATAGGTAAGCATGAGGTTACCACGAGGGTCATCCAATCCTTTTCTGAGTCCTGCGACTGAGAATGATTGGCAGGGAGTTCCTCCAACGAGAACATCGACATTTGATTCAATTTGCCACTCCTTAAATTTTGTCATGTCACCAAGGTTGGGGACTGTTGGGTAGTGATGTTTTAAAACTTGGCTTGGAAAAGACTCGATTTCTGAGAAAGCCACAGGATTCCACCCCAAAGGATGCCAAGCAACTGTTGCTGCCTCTATCCCGCTACATACCGATAAATAGTTCATTCAAGAGTTCCATCTTTAATTCTGTTCATATACTCTCGGATTCTGTCTCTAGCACCCGTACCATAGATTCTTTCGGCTCTCTCAAGCCTGGCACGAATGAGATCACGATTCTTGCTCCAACTCCAACTTCTATAAAGCTCCCTAGCCTCTGCTTGTTCTAGGATCACCCTATCTGACTCATTGGATATTGTTTTTCTCGAATACGCCATAGGGGTTTACTCTAGGTCGCCAGTAAGCTCTAAAGCCTTGTTTATCAGATGTAGCGGAAAGGGGATTCCCTCTTTTACTTTGTCTAACAGCTTCATTGCGTCATGGTGCGACATCGTTTAACGCCTCTCTGACAAGTGTTTTTTCATGGTTAAAAATAGTTTCAAATTGATGCACAGACAATGCAATTCTTGTTTCTTGACCATCAATATCTTTTTGGATGATGCAAATAAAACCTTCACCAGTTCCAAAAACCTCAGTTTCTAATTCTTTTGGCAAAAATATCGGCATTTTCATTTCCTTAGTTCAGCTAATCTTGCTCGGATATGTTCAGGCATAGGAGTGGCTTTTTTATTGTCAGCCTCAATCTTGGCAAGAGCAGGATCAATTTTCGCTTCAACTTTGATCCCGAAGGACTCAGGAATCTCTGCCCCATCCCATCTTTGTTGGTTTAGATAGACCAAAGGTGCGGGAATGAAAGCACCATCGTCTTTTCTCCAAGCATCGGTTGTTTTCATCCACTCTATGTGCTTGATGATCTGGTCTGCACAGGTTTCGCAGTAAAACTTCTTCCATTTCACTCTACAGGCAGATTTACCGCCTTTTCTAAATGATTTAGGCCATGCTGCCCAAAACAGTTCAAACTTTTCCATCTTCACTCCTATCATCTTCAGGTTTATCAGGTTTTTTTAATTCAACAATCTCATATCTTCCACAACTACGACAAGTCCAAGCCTCTCGGTTGTTTGTCAG